GCCGTCTACCTTATCGTCTCGGCGGTAAAGGCGCTGATAAAGCATATAATGAAAAGATACGCATCCGCACATTCAGAGGATCCGGATATGTTTTGATAAAAATATGCTTGCTTCACTTAAAGGGTGAGGCAAGTCTTTTTTTGGTTTCGGAGGCAAGAGACAGGGTCTGTCTTCCGTCCCTTCGATGGAAAAGAGTCATTATGATCGAAATAATAGATCTTTACGCAAAAGTCAAGAGTAAAAGCAGAAAAAACTAAAAAATATTTTTAACTTTTTTGTGAACACGGTTTACGCTATCGCCGCAAGGTTTATTTTGAACAGATTTTCGGACGTTTCAAAGCCTAAAATCTCGCGGGGATAGTTATTGATCCACGTTTCGACGCGCTGAATATATGCGGCGGTTACTTTCCGGAAGTCTGTTCCTTTCGGCAAGAACCGCCGTATCATTTTGTTTATATTTTCGTTCGTCCCTCTCTCGTATGCGCTGTAAGGGTGGCAATAATAAACCTTCGTTCGTTTTCGATCCTTCCCGTAAACAGACTTTTCAATTCCCGCGCAATCCGCGAATTCTGATCCGTTGTCGAACGTAATACTTTTGAATATCTGTGAAAAGCGCCGCCCGTATCGGCGTTCCAGCTTGTTCAGCGCCGCCACGACGCTGGCGGAAGTCTGATCCGGCATTTTGATTATAATTTCCTGTCGCGTCAACCGTTCCGAAAGAACAAACAAGGTTTCCTTCGTCTTTTTCTTTCCGCATACGCAATCGCCCTCCCAATGCCCGAAGGTTTCCCGATCGTTGATTTCCTGCGGGCGTTCTTCTATGCTTTCGCCCTTCGGCGCGCGGCTGGCTTTTTTACGCTCCACTTTGTCATACTTGCGCTTCCGCTTTCCGTGATCCGGCAAGCTCTCGCGGCTAATGCTGAAAAATACGCCTTTGTCGATGTAGTTATAAATCGTCTTTTCGCTGATCTCTGTTTTGAAGGTCAGCCCCAGCCGCTTGATCTCTCCAACAACGGCGGCGGGTGAATAACCTTCTTCGCCGATCTTCTTTTCGATGAAGGCGGCTAATTCGTAATCGTTCCCGATCTTCAATTCTCCGCCTTTCGCTTTGAGGTTTTCGCGGTAACGTTGTTCTGCGATTTCCGGCGAATACCGTTCTTCGGTCGTCAAGTCGGAATTAAGGTGCGTATAACGTCCGCGCTTTAACTCTCTGTATATCGTCGTATTATGCACGTGCAGACGCGCGGCGATCTCCAGCGGCTTCATACCTTCCCGCAACCCCTTTTCAATTTTTAACCGATCTGTCCACGTCAAGTGCTTGTGCATTGTATTTCCTCCTAAAATCAAAAGGACGGCATATCCTGCCGCCCTCCGTTGCTTTATTGCTTGCACGCCTCTTCACAAAAAGAAGCTATGAACTTTTTAATTTCCGCTGTCGGCGTAGTATTCCGTTCCTTGCAAGCCTTTTTGAATTCCTCCAGCATTTCCGGTCGTAGGTCGAGCGGGAAGCGTACGTATTTTTCCCGTATGTGTTTCTGCTGTGCTGAATAGCCCTTGTTCATATCTTTTCGCCTCCGTTTTTCTTTATTATATCATATACGTACGTATATGTCAATAGGTTAAACAAAAAAAGAAGGCGGCGGGAAGCTCCCGTCGCCGTTATTCGTCTATGCCTAAAAGCCAATTTACAGAAACGCCCAGCACCTTTGCAAAGATCATCAATTCAAAATCCGATACAAAGCGCGTTCCGATCTCAATTCGGCTTATGCTGTCCCGCTCCATTATCACGCCTTCGATCTGAATTTTCGCGGCTAAATCCTCTTGCCGTAGTCGGCGGACGACGCGCGCTTCACGTAGTCTGTCGCCGCAAATATTCTTCTTGCCGTGATAATCGTATATCTTCATCTTGAACGCTTCGCCCCCTCTCATTTGTGAACTAAATTCTAATTTTTCCGGAATGGTGTGGTAATATTCCGCTTTATTCTTGATTTTACCGCAAAAATAGTGTATAATTGTGTTAAAGGTCAGAATGGGCGAATTCTACCCGAAAAGTTTACAAATAAGAAAAGAGGTATTCAAAGATGAAAAAGCCTGTTGTTATATGGATCATTGCCGCCCTGTTTCTTGTATGTTCGTTCCCGCTCTTCGCCGAAGGTAATATCGGCGCTGGCGTATGCGGGATCGTGATAGCCGCCGCGCTTGCCGCCTTCGGATATGTGAAGATGCAGAAGGGACAAGCCGCCGCGGAGGAAGCGAAACAAGCCGAAGCCGCCACGCTGGAGGCGGAGGAAAGAAAAAGCGATTATGATACCCGCCACGGCTTGATCGAAGTATCCGTCGCGGGCGTAACGTTTGAGAACGACGACGGGACGGAACGCCAGCGCATTCTTGCGAAGCTCTATAAAGAAAACGAAGGCGGCGGCGTTGAAGGCGTGCTGGAGAAGTACGAATACAAGGGCAAGCCCGCTATTCGTGTTATCGTTGAAGGAAAATGCGTCGGCGTTATCCGCAATACCGATCTTCCCGAATTGCTCCCCGTTGTCGATCGCGTCGAATTCGTCGCCGTGTACGTCGATCGCTTCAAGGACGACGGCGAAACAATATACCGCGCTGATCTCCGTATCGAATACGCGAAATAATGCCAACAAAAAAATCCCCGTGAAGGCGTGCAAAGCCTCCACGGGGATTTTCTTATATACGGCGGAATTACCCGCCGCCGATAAGCCGCGCCGCGGAAAGGGGAACGCGGGCGGCGTAGTCGGTGTTATTCGTTCTCTTCCTGCTTGTCCTCTACAAGTACGCCTTCGATGTATTCCGGAAGATTGAATACGGCGGCTTCGATCATTGCGTCGATTTCGTCCCATTCGAGATTAAAGCCTTTACTTTTGAGAAATTCCAGCACGTAGGCTTTCTTCTCTGCGCCTCTGCCGCTTCCTACGTAAATCTGTTCGGCGGCTTCGACGGCAACCGTTACCCACATTTTGATTTTTTCAAGCTGTGCCGCGTCGGTCTTGCTTTTCAGCCACGGGATCACGAACACGGTAATAATTGCGCCGATCAGCGCAAGGACGGCTTCAACAATGGAAGTAATATCAATAGTCATTTTCTGTTACCTCGCTTTCGCTTGTTTCGATGTTTTCTTTTTTCTTGACACGCGCGACGACAACTTCGGCAATTCGTTTCAGCATCATAACGCCGCATTCGATAACGACAGCGTTAAAGTAATTATCGATCAGCGTTGTTTGCTCCACTCCCGTAATGAGGAAGGAAACATATTGCGCCGTTATAAAGATCGCCGTAGTGATCCCGATAATCGTTACCGCTTTCGTTGCGAAGCGTTCGTCGGCTTTGAAGAAGGAAGCCCGCTTCTTTACGCGCTTCCCGCTCCGGCTTTTGATTTTCATATATCCCCCTTTCAACGCACGCATAACGCACGCGTGCGATTTTTAACGCATTCCACGTGTTACGCCAGCGTTAGATCGGACATTTTCACCGCGGCAATTACAACGCCGTTATAGGTGATAACGACGCGATCGCCGTTGATCTGCTTTACGATGTGGTCGCGCTTATAGACGAAGGAAGCAAGGTTTCCGCCTGTATAGGTTTTCGCCCCGCTCTTCACGCGTACAGAACTTCCCACTTTGATTTCCTCCGCCGCTCCCGCTCCGGAAGCGGTAGTGATAAACGCGTCGGAATATCCCGCCTTTTTCAGCTTCGCCAGCATATTGTCGGCGTTCGCCTTGACGCTGTACGCGCCCACCTGTACTTTGTAATACCCGCCGACGTTCACGACGTAGGTATCGAAGCCCGCGGCGGTCAACTTCTTTTTCAGCGCATCGGCGTTCGCTTTCTGTTTGAACGCGCCCGTCTGCACTTTGTAAAGCGTCTTTGCTTCGGTCGCGGGCTTTTCTGCCTCCGGCTCTTCGGCAACGCCCAGCCGCTTGTTTACCTCCGCCGCGATTTCGCCGTGAAGGTTATACAGATAATCGCCCGGGCAAGATTTATTCGCGTAATCTCTGTGAACGGTCATATTACAACCGTTTTTGTGGTTCACGCGGTCGCTTTTGTTCGTAGACCATACAAGCCGCTTGATCCCGTTCCGCTTGCAAATATCCGTAACAAGGTTGAGAAGCGCGGCGTACGCTTTATCGGTAACGGCGTACGGGTGCGTGGTGTCGCTTGCAACCTCGATCGTGATTGCTCTGTGATCGTTTGCGGCGTTTGAGGTACACCACGAACGATCCTTTTCTTCGACGTACATTCCGATACGTCCGTCGTAGCCGATACCGTAATTTGAACTTGCCTGTCGCGAAGTAGGCTTGAAGATTTCGCCGATCCGCTCCGCCGAACATTGCCCGACGACACAATGAATTGTGATCGTATCGATCGCGTGATTGCGTGGGCTGTTCTTGTTCGGGGAAATGATCGTGCAATCAATTAAACTGCTGTTACTCATTTTGAAAGCCTCCCTTGATAAAAAAGAACGCCGCTATTCGCGGCGCTCCAGCTCTTCGATATGATCGATCCTTTTGTGCGCCTGTTTAGCGCTTGCCTCTACCGCCGTCAGACGGGTAACGAATTCGGTATTCGTCTTTCGCTGTTCCTTTTGCTCCGCCTTGATTTCGTCGGTATTCGCCTTAATATACCCGATTTCCGTTAATACGGTCGCGTCGTGCTTTACGTCGGTTTCCTTGTCTTTGTCCCTGTTGCGGACGAATGCGACGTACCCGAACACAATAGCGCAAAGCGTACTAATAACGGAAAGCGCGGTCAAAATTCCTTCGGTCATATTATGAACCCTCGCTTTCTACTTTTTCCCATTGCCACATACCAGCGGTATCGGGCGGATATACGCAATTCGGCATATCGGAGGTAGCAAGGTAAACTTCGCCTTTATAGCTATAATATTTACCCGCTTCAACGTTGACGACAATTCCCGCGCCTTCCGGATACGGGATCGGATCGTCGATTGTGCCGCTTGCGCTGATCTCAATATGGCGATAATACGCGAAGGTCGTTTCAACCGGATACGCCGCAACGTTTGAAGTGTGCGGCGCGATAACCTCGTAATAATAATCGCCGTATTTGAAGATTTCGCCGATCGTGTTATAGGCGTGTTTGTCTTTGAATTCGTCGTATTCGATGATCTCCGCGGATTGAAGGATCATTTCATCTGTAACGATGTTCGTTCCCGCGGCGCGATCCTGTACGATCTGCGTTTTGAATGTGAGGGAAAGCAAAGCGGCGTTGTTTGCCTCCGCCGCTTTTACTGCTTCAACGTCTTTTTTAAGCGCGGCGTTACCGCCAGCGTTTTTGTTGTGTGCTACGCTCATTCAAAATTCCCTCCGATCCCCGATACCCAGCACGCGGTCAGCGCGTCGCCGCGCTCGACGGTTACGCGGACATTTAATCCGAACTGCGTAGCCGTGTTCGTTTTGTTCTCGAATACGTGCGCGTGTCCTGCGACAACCGCGTTCGTGCAATCCTCCCAAACGGGCGTTACATCGTACGGATTGTTACAGGCTTCAACCTTGAAAGAACCACCCGCGGGAATATCTCTGTTTACATTGATATTGCACCTTGTCGGCTGGCTCTCCGCCTCCAGCGGCTCTGCAAGGGTAATCACAAAGCCGGAAATCGCCTTCGTGAATGTCAGCGTACGAACGGCGCTGTTTCCGGCGCTGTCTGTCGCCTTGATCGTGATAGTGTGTGCCGCGTTGGAAAGGGCGGTAAAGGTATTTCCGCCTACGGTAAGCGTAAGCGTTGCGCCCAGCGTTACGCTGTTCAACGTTTCGACGGTCGCGCCGTCGATCGCAATAACAACGCCTACTACGTCGTTATCCGGATCGGTAACGCTGTATTCGTAGGTGAATTCCTCGCGCTTCACTCCAAGATCGGCATTTGCTCCGCTGATAACGGGCGGCTGATTGTGAATTACCGCAATTTCACCGCTGGTAACGTATGCAGAGTAATTTCCGGCGCTGTCCTTTGCGCGTACGCGATATTGAAGCGTATTCCAGCTTGTAGATACCGCTTCCGTGAAGGTTCTTGCGGCGGAAGTCTGAACCACCGTCCAAGCGCCGCCGTTATATGTGCGCTCGAAAACGTAGGTCAGCGCGTCGCCGTCCGGATCGGTCGCCGCCGCGCACGAAATATTGATATTCTGTCCGCTGTATGCCTGTTCCGGCGTAGTGATACCGGAAGGCGCGGAGGGCGCGGCATTGTAGATAATTTCGTAATTTCCATCTGCGTTTGTGGTATCAGATACCAAGATTGAAGATGAAAGATTACAAAGCGGGCGAACGCCGCGGCCCCCGTGGTACGCGCTGCCGTAGTGCAGCGCGCCATCGGGAGTGGCGTAGCGGACGTTGCCGGCGCTCGACGAATTAGGCGTGCGAAGCCACCAATACCAGCCCTTTGAGGTAGCGAAATTCGTATTCGTGTATTCCGAATTGCTCACGCATTCATCGGAGGGATACGCGACGCGGGAAGCGTCGTTCGAGAACAGGGCAAGAAGCGAACCTTCGGCGATACTGTTTTCGTTTGCAAGTCCCACTTCGGTGGTGGACGCAAGGAACATTTTTGACGTAACGGTTTCATAGCTTCCGCCGTCCGTTACGGTGTTTTTTGCTACGGTCTGCGTAGTGTCGAGAAGCTCCGCGACAAACTGCGGATCAAGCATAGCAAGAAAGCCCGCCCACGATGTGTACGGGTGATATGAAACGTGTGTCGTCTTTGTAGTCGGCGCTTGATCGGCGCTGTGCTTTGCGCTGTACCAGCTTCCCGCCGCGGCATTGCTGTTCAGCCATTGAAGAAGGTTCGCGTAAGAATATCGGTTATTACCGTAATTCTGTCGGTCGCTGTTGCTGTTGTTAGGCTCTTTCGCGTCAAACGCCATAAGCTGAATAATCTTTTCGGTTATCAGCGTTACAGAATTCGACGGATAGCCGCTGTGGTTCTTGTCGGCAATTTTGAAAACAAGTTTACTTCCGAAGCGCGATTGATACGCCGATAGAACCGGAACTTCGATCTTATCGCCCACCGAAAGTGTGCTTAATGCTTTTGACATTGTGCCGCCTCCTTTTGTTTGAATAGATTTGTGTAGTAGTGATCCGTTCGCCGGATCAAGTGATAACAATTACCCTTTGCGGCGTGCCCTCTCCAGCTTTGATAGGATTGTTCGACGGTCGCCGTTGTGATCTTGCCCCGCTCAACAAGTCCGCGCATTTTCTTTAATTTGCGCTTCATATTGTTTTTACTGCGGCGGCGAACCTTCCGGATAACCGCGCCCGTTTCCGTCAAGTAGGTATGAAAGCCCAAGAAATCAATACCGTTACGCAATGGGTAAATGTTTGTTTTTGCGTTCAGCGACAACCCTAAATCGCCGACGCGCGCTTCGATTTCCTCGCGGCAATGCCGCAAGTATTCTTTATCTTCGTGTATCAAAAAGAAGTCGTCCATATATCTTCCGTAGTATTTTATTCCTAACTTCTCTTTAACGAAGTGATCTAACCCGTTAAGGTAGAGAAGGGCGAAAAGCTGTGAAGATTGATTTCCGATCGGAATTCCGACGTTTCCTTCGGTACTGTCGATAATCATATCGCACAACCACAAAACGTCCGGATCGGAAATCTTCTTGCGGATTAAGGTTTTTAACGTATCGTGCCTAATGGAATAAAAGTATTTAGATATATCGCCTTTTAATATCCACCCGTCAATTCCGTTTTTACGGTAATACCTCCGCAAGAACTCTTGAAGCCGATCTAATCCGTAGTGCGTTCCTTTGCCTACTTGCGAAGCGTAGTTATCCGTGATGAAGGATCGTGTAAGGATCGGTTCAAGCACGTTATCGCAAAGCGAATGTTGAACAACCTTGTCTTTGTAGCTGTTCGACATTACTACGCGGCGCTTTGGCTCGTAAACCTCGAACGTGTTATACGGGGAAAGCGTGTACGTTTTCGATCGTAATTGATAACTTAATAGGTTCAGCGCTTCAAGAAGGTTTACTTCAAACTTTGCCGCCGCTCCCTTCCACCTTTTGCCGCACCGCGCCTTTCGGTACGCTTTATATAGGTTCTCGAAGCTGTATATCTTTTCAAATTCGGTCATAATAAAAATATCCTCGCTGTATGTAGCCTTTGCCTTCCGTCGCGCGGAATGCTCCGGCATCGGCGATCCTGTATTTGTCCCCGCTGTGGATCGCGGCGACGGGATACACCTTCCTTTGATGATGGTATTCTGTTTTCGGCTTCCGCCTACTCAATCGCATTTTCCATCGAAGCGGGCGAACGCCGTTGTTCCCGTTGTACGCGTTGTTGTTGTTCAGCGTGCCATCGGAATTGACGTTGCGGACGTTGTTGGCGTTCGACGAATTAGGCGTAACAAGATGTACCCCAAACGGTTCACCCTCTCGCACGATCCCGCTTCTTCCACGCGGCTAACATATACTTTACTTCCAGCGCAAGTTTCGACCAATATTCGCAACTGCTGAAAGAAATAAAGCCTTGTTCGTGCGAAAGCTCTATGAAAAATAGAAGCTCTTTGCAATAGGTAAGCGCCTTTGCTTGTAGCCTCTGCCGTTCCTTGAATTCCTGCGCGTCGTTAAGGTTTAATTCGTTCGCCTCCAGCGCGCATTCGTAAATATCTACCGCTTTATCCTGTATCCTGTTTACAAGTGTGAAGCGGTACTTCTTCGGAAATCGCTCCGTGCTGTTTGTGATCGTGAATGTGTGCTTTATCAAATCTTTGCATTTCACAATTACATTGAATTCCGAAGGTTCTTTCCTGCCTTGTTCCTGCCTTTGCATTTATGCACCGTCCCTTTCTTATGCGATCAATAATAACGGTATCTTCGGCGCACCCCTCGAAATCAAAACCAGCCGACGTAAGAAAAAGCGTTCCCGTGTTGCCCGTTACGGTTAATCCTGTGATCGTCAAGCCCGCTTCGCCGCAATGATCGCAAGGCGGCGAAAGCTCGACGAATAGATTTCCTATAATGCACGACAATTCCGCCGACGTGCAAGCATAGTGTTTTAGCATTCGATACGCTGTAAACTCTCGTTCCAAATGCCTGTTGAAGTAACGCCGTTAAGGTCGTCGAACAGGATCAAGAACGGATTTTCCGTAATATCGTTGAAGATCACGGCTTCTACAAGATCAACGCGGGCGGTCAGCGCTGTAATCATATTCAAAAGATTTCCCGCCGCATCTTCGTTCAAGACTTCTTGCAAGCCCGCGAACCAGCTATCGAAGTCGGTTTGCGCCTGTGCTTTGAAGTCCGCCATATAACTTTCCAGCGCGTCGTACTGTGAATTTCCCTGTAATTTCAAGGAATTCATATACGATACAAGCGCGTTATACTCCGCCGCGCTTGCGCTCTGATACTCAACGAACCACGCTTGAAGCTGTGCGTTAAATGCTTCCGTGTCGATCTGATCGACGACGGCGGCGACAATGCCGCAAACGGTGGTGTTAAGGCGAAGATCGGTGATATTCGATCCGTTAATCGCCGTTACGCCCGCTCCGACGTAAATATCAGCCAGCGCCAGCTCGTAAATATCCGCGTCCCTCTGCACCGCGGGCGCAGAAGGGGAAGCAGAATACGCCGAAGATTTAATCGCCGACGTGATCGTTCTGTTTGTTAAGTCCCAACGGACAACAACGCGATCAATGCGGTTCAGCACGCCGTCAGCCGTTGCAAGCGTCAACGAAAGATCGCTTGTATTGTTGTAGAAGTAGCCGTTGATCCACGCTTTACCCGCTTTCACGGCGATTTGCATTCCGTCGCCCGCTACTGCTTGAAGCCCCGTTGAAGGAACGGGGAAAACGCCGTTTCCTATGAACGACGCGAAATATTCCGCCCAATCTTCCGCTTTATACGTGCGATCGTGCGAAACGCTGTTAAAGAAGCTCGATTTTTCCATAATAGCACCCCTTTATTTTGTGATTTGTCGTATCTGCGTCAAAAGCGCGGGCAAGCTCTCGCCGAAGGTAATATCGATCTCTTCGACGTTGTTTTGATAGGTTTCCGCGATCTCTGTTATGCGAACGTCGATCCGGATACCCCAGCGTTTATTGACGCACGTAACGCGGTCGCCTAAATCGTAATCGGTTCGATATACAAGGTTCGCCGCCGTGTTTATCTTTGAACCGAACGAAAGCGTTTCCGCGTACTGTTCCAATTCCTCCGCGCCTCTTGCGGTAAGAAGCGCTATATACTCCGCATCGGTAAGCGTTACTTGCGCGCCGTCGTCGTCCTCGTATTCCTGCACAATATCCGTTGCATTGATGAACACTTCTTCGCGCTCCAGCCCCGCTGTCGCTCCGCCTACTTCCGCAACCTTGCGGGATACGCCTTCTTTTTCTTCGCCTCCGACGAACGCCGTTGTTTTGAGGTTTTCCACGCTGTTGGTGTATTCCTGTTCGACGATGTTATCGAATTCTTGCGAAAAGATACAAGGCGCATTCCCCGCGGCGTTGCCCGCCGTCAAGTCGCGCCCTTTGTAAACGGAAAAGGAATGATCGCCCGTACGCGCATTCGTCCGTACGCGCATTCCTAATTTTGCCGCCTTCGCCGCGGTTTCCGCCGCAAGCTGGGCGTTTACGTACTGTTCCGAAGTATAGTCGATCGTTCCGCTTCCGGTGTCTGCGTCGTCCGTCGCGATCATAACGTGAGGGATCGCGCGGGCGGCATCGGAAGGGCTTGTTACGTTTTCCCGTACAATGCGGTAAAGAATGCTTTGCGTAGTGTCCTTCGCGATAATCTGCTTCTTTACGATACGCTTTCCAATCCACGAAAGAAGGAATTTGCCTTGAACTTCGATTTCCTCTAATCCTTGCGAATTCTTCGTAATCGAAACGTATTTGATTTGCGCCGCTTCATCGTCGCCGCGCTTCATAATGATATTGTTTTTCACAAGCATTCGCGCGTGATCCTCGGTGAACGGAACAAGTAGCTTGAATTCGCCGCAAGTCCAATACCGCCGCGTCCATATCAGCGAAGCGATCTTTTCGACGATACCTTGAAGCACCATATCGGAGGTATAAATGTATAATTCCATACCGCTACACCCCCAAATACAAGTTATTGTGATAGATCGATACTTCGAGATTTTCCGTATTTGTATCCGCCGAATAGCGGAAGAGGTTATCGCCCACGGCAAGCTGTAAGTATGAACTATCTACGTCAAGATAGCGGAAAGCGTCGGTCGTTACGCCGCCGCGCGTCAGCTTTACGGATTTTTCGCCGTAGCCCGTCGAAACGGTCAGCACGTCGCCCGCCTCCAGCTCGATATTTGCTTTTATGAATTCCTGCGTATCTACGTTCAAAAGCTGGGGATTTGTCAGCGCACCCAGCGCGCGGAACTCGATACGGATACCGCTTTTCACGTCGCCGCTATTGTAAACGTTGACGATCAGCGACGGCTGGCGGTAGCCGATTTCCCACCCGTCGTAAATCTCCAGCCCGTCCGGTACGGGAAATTCAAAACCGCCGATCCATGTTGCTATATCCTCGCGCGTTTGGGTTTCCTCTCGCCAAAAAGGATTTAAGCAAGAAAGCTGTATTGTGAACTGCTCGAAGATTGTTTGACGTTTGAATATCGGCGCGTCGTTTATCGTGCAACCGATAACGCGCTTGAAGTCGCCTAATTCATACGTAAGCGTCGCGGAATACTGCGGATTTAATACCCTGTTCAGCTTGCGGCGCAACTCTTGAACGGCGATCTTGTCCCGCTCTTTGATGTGTCCTACAATGTCAATATCGCGGCTTTCTATGCGATAGCCTAAATACGTATCGCCGTCTTGCCCCATACTGTTTGTAGAGTAAATCGCATTGCGAACGTCCGATAATCCGGTAACGTCCTTGAAATTAACGTGATACGAAGAGGAAGGGGAAAAGACAATGCTTTCCCCCCGCTCGTTCGTGTAGGTAAGTTTTTCTTGAATTCTCATTATGCCATTACCTCCCGCGCAATCATTCTAAACTGCCGCGCCGCCTCGCGCTGTTGCTGGGCGTAGGAAGTTTCGTTCGCGTAGATGTTTTGCACTACCTCGAACGTTGCACCCTGTTTTCGTCCCTCTCCGCGGCTGTTCCTTTCAACGGTCGGAACGGCGTTCGTAGTGGTCTTGCGGATCGTCTTTTCAACGTCCCGCATTTCGCGCCCGAAGCCGTCGCCAAGTCCTTGCGCCATATACTCACCGATACCCGCAAAAACCTTCGACGGGGACGCGATTTCCATTTCATCTTCAACCGCCGCCACGATTTCCCGCATCATTGCGCGAACCTTGCTTTCAAGCCAGCCGGACATATTTTGAAAGCCCGTCCAAATTCCGCGCACCATATCTTCACCCGCCGCGGCGAATTCATCAACGAAGGATTGAAGCGCCGTCAAAATAGGCTGTACGATCTGCGGAACTTTCGCGGTAATTTCGGGAATACCCTGTACCATACCGGAAGCTATGTTCTTGTCAATATTCGCGCCCTCGGACGTGAATTTTTGATGCTGTGCCGTGAATGCGGTAATAATGCTTTGTGTGATCTGTGGTATCTTCGCGGTAATCTGCGGGATAGCCGCAATCATACCGGAAGCTATGTTCTTGTCGAAGTCCTGTCCGGCTTGATTAAGCCGCTGTGCCTGTGCCGTCAATCCGGTTATAACCTTTTCGACAATGGCGGTTACTGCTCCGGAAAGCTGTTCGATATTCGCTATGATACCGTCGTTTACAGCGCGTACCGCTTCGGCGGCGGTAAGCTGTCCCGCTCCGCCCATTGCGGCGGTCATATCGCTTTCTACGCCGTCCATACTGTCCGTAAAGCCTACGCCTACGCCTTCGCCCATATTGCCGCCGATTTCGGCGAAAACGGTAGAAGGGGAATGAATGCCGAAGAAGCCTTTAATTCCGTCTACAAGTCCGGAAGCCCAGCCCTTCACTTTATCCCATAACCACGAAGCCGCGCCGCTGATACCTTCCCACAAGCCTTTGAGAAGGTCGCCGCCCGCTTCGACAAGTTTATACGCAAGACTTCCGATCGCTTCAACAATGCCCGTTATGATCTGCGGAATAGCCTTCACGATTTCAACTATAATCGTCGGCAAATTCTCGATCAGCGCTACGAACAACTGAACGCCCGCCATAATGATTTGATCGATATTCCCGATCAGCGCGTCAATAATGCCGCTGATAATCTGCGGAATAGCCTGTACGATCGTCGTTATGATCTGCGGAAGCGCCTGTATCAGCGCGACAAGAAGATCAATGCCCGCTTGAATGATAAGCGGCAAGTTTTCCATAAGCGCCGTAATAATGCCGTTGATAATCTCCGGAATAGCGGCGACGATCGCCGTTATGATCTCCGGAAGCGCGGTAACAAGCGCGGTCAAAAGATCAATACCCGCTTGAATGATTTGCGGGATCGCGGATAAAAGCCCGTCAATAAGGCTTGTAATCAGCGTCGGAAGCGCCGCGATCAGAACAGGGATCGCCGCGATAACGCCTTCCGCCAGCCCTGTGATAAGCTGTAATGCCGCGTCAATCAGCATCGGGATATTATCGATCAGCGTTTGCACGATCTGAACGACAACGGAAACGATCGTCGGAATGAGCGTCGGCAAGGATTGTCCCAAGCCCTCCGCCAGCCCCACGATCAACTGCGCCGCGCCTTCAATCAGCATCGGCAAAAGCTCCGCGATACCGTTTACCAGCGTTTCGACAATTTGAACCGCCGCCGTTGCGATCGTAGGCGCGTTCGTTACAATGCCCGAAATAAGGGAAGAAATCATCGTAACGCCCATTTCTACGAATTCCGGCAACTTCTCGACAATAAGGTTCAGAACGTCCGAAAGCCCGTTGCCGATAACGTCAGCCATCTTTGTAACGTCGCCGTTTGCCGCCTGTATGCCCTTCGAGAACTCCGCAAGGATCGGTATTCCGTCCGCCGCAAGATCATCAAGGAACGGAAGCGCGATCAATGCCGCCGAATTCTTCAAGCCGGAAAGCCCCGCTTTAAGCGTCTGCAATTTATCATCAAACGCGCCCAGCGCGTTCAACGCATCTTCGGACATAACAACGCCCATTGCTTCCGCTTCGTTTCCAAGCGCCTTGAATGCCTCCGAACCCGCTTCAATGATCGTGTTAAGCTCTGTACCGCTCTTTCCTAAAAGCGTCATTGCCATAGCGTCGCGTTCGGTTTCGTTCTCGATCTTGCCTAACGCGTCGATAACCTCCCAATACACGGTTTCACCGTCGCGAAGCTCTCCGTTTGTATCGGTGATCGAAACGCCCAGCTTTTCATACGCCGCCGCATATTCTGCGTTGCCGTTGCGCGCGTCGTCCATAATCTGCGTATTTTTCTTCAAGGTCTTTGTAAGCGTATTTATATCGCCGTCAATGAAGTTTAACGCATATTGATATTTTTGTAGATCGTCCGCGGCGATATGTGTATTCGTCGCAACGGTCAGCACTTCGTCGGCATAAGCCGCCGCCGATACGGTCATTCCTGCAAGCGCGGAAGCCGCGCCAACTGCCGCCGTACCCAGCGCCGCAAGCGCCGTCCCGAAGGCTTTACCCACTTTTCCTACGGTATCGCCTACGGCTTCCCAATTCACTTTTGAGCTTTTAAGCTCCGAAGATATGCTTGCAATCTGTTTTTCGGTTTTCACCATTTCGGCTTTGGTGTTGTTCAGATTTGTTTGCATCTTTTGAAAGGCGGCATCGGTAGGATCAACGCCCGCTTCTTTCATTTTCTTTAACGCCGCTTCCGCCGCGGCAACCTTTTTCGCCTGTTCTTCAAGCTGTTTCTTTAATACTTCCTGCTTTCGTGTCAGCGCTTCGGCGCTGTTCGCGTTGTCGTCAAATTCAGCCGTCGCCAGCTTCATTTCCGAACTGATTTCGCGAAGGGAAGTATTTATATCTTTACAGGCGGATCGGTATTCTTTTTCGCCTTCAAGAATAATTTGCGATTTGATCTGTTCTTCTTTCGCCATACTTTATAACCCTCCCAACGCTGTATCAATATCGGCTTCCGGCTCTTCCGGCTTGAAGCGATCCGGATTGAATTGTTTATGTATCCTAAAAAGCGTCAAAATCTTATACGGTGTCATTCGCCATACTTCGGCTTCACTCCACCGAAGAAGCGTTACGCCGATATAAAGAAGGCGGGCAAGGTCGATTATTCCTTGCCCGCGGTCGCGTTTTTTTCGTTGTCGGTGTCCTCTTCGTCGTCCTCTTCGTCGTCCTCTTCATCGTCGCGCGCGGGCGGCTCTTCTGTGCCGTTATTTCCCAGCGAAAACGCCTTGAAGATAGAGGATTTAACTTCAAGGAAATTTCCTGTATGAATAAGTTTGCCCACCTGTTTTTCGGTAAGCATTTCTTCGCCTTCGTCCGCGCCTTCATTCAAAAGAAGGGTAAGAAGCCAGCGAAGATTTTTAATGCTATCCTTGCCGGAAAGCACTTTATCAAGGCGATCAAAGCCGCCGAATTTGTCCTGCATTTCGTCGATCGCGTTCAAACTGAAAAGCAAGTGCCTTTCGCGGTCAAGGGTGATCGGGAAACGTCCGTCTTTAATTGCGCTCATAATAGTAATAAGCGGGAAGCCGTTTCCAGCCTCCCGCTTTTCCCCCTTTCGATATTTGATTAAGTGGTAGTGTTGTTAGGTTCGCGAACATTGGTAAACCAAGACGCGGCAACGCTGTTTGTAGGCTCTGCGACGTGTTCAGCCTTCCACAAGCCGTCCGGACGCTTGATAAACTGTCCGGTAATTTCGGGCGTAGTGAATTCGATACTGTCGCCTTTGGTGGTGTAGCTCTCCGAAGGAATAGCAAACTTCACCTTGTAAAGCCAAATGTACTTATACTGTCCGCCCGATTTCTTCGCGCGGAAGCCGATTGCAAAGTAGGGCGCTTCGTCGGTGTCAGCGCCGTAAACAACCTTGTCCGCGTCCTGCTTCATACCAAGAAGGGCGGCAAGGTCAGCGGGGAGAAGATCATTGACGTTCAAAGTCAATTCGCCGGATACAAATTCCTTTACAACTTCGTCCGCGCCGTCGTCGGCGTAAAGGATAGCTTCGGCGATCTCAACGGAAAGCTCCGCGGAAATAGCCTTCGCCATTTTGACGGGCGTACCGTAACTTTCCTTTCCGTCCTCGCTTGTGGTAATGGGTGCGCGGTAAAGATCGCGCAATCCGATTGTAGCCATATTGTTATACCTCCATATACTTGATTTCCACGGGTACGTGATAATAGCCCGTGTTTTCCTCGAACACTTCCGGATCGAAGGTAATTCCGTAGAACCCCGCTTCCTTCAATGCCCGTTTTGCGCTCCGCATCAAGGCGATATAATCCCCGCGGGAATATATATCAACCCTGTACGTGAATTCCTCCGCGCCGTTTTCGTCGTCTGAAAAGTGAACGTCCCGCCCCACGACAAGCTGATACGTGATATAGGTTTTCGCTTTACCGTCGTATTTCAGCCGTTCAACGGGATAGCCCAGCCCTTCAAGCGTTGTTTTCAAAAGTGCATCAACGTTCATTTTGCTTTGCCTCCCATACGCGGCGCATTTCGTCGGTTACTGCGTCCGCCGCTTTTGTATTTGCCGCCGTGAACCACGGGCGGGCAGGCATATTCTTTCGCCCGTATTGAAGCACAAACCCTTTTGTAGCGTTTCGTACCCCGTGACGGTCTGTGCCGTCCGGATATACTTCTACCATCTTTCCGCCGTCTTTTTCCTTCACTTTGGAAACGACGATCGACGCGGCAAGATCGCCCGTACTCCGGTCGCTCCGGAATGTGGAAAGGATTTCGCTTCGTTGTGCTTCCTGCATAACCGCCCCGCCAGCTTTCAGCATTTCGGGTACGGCTTCTTCGGTAGCCTTTTCGCGCCGAAGCATTCGTTCTTGAATATCATCAAGCCCCACAACGTTAAATCGCGCCATTGTCGCCGCCTCCTTCCGCCGCCGCGCTTTGCACTTCGGGGAAGTCTGCCAGCGTCAATTCGATCATTTCGCCTTCGCTGTGAAGGTACGTGCGAAGAATGCGATAGCGTTTCCCGCTCGAAACGGGATATTCTGCGATCGTTTCGCCGCTGTACTCAAACGCCCGAACGTCGAATTTCATTTCCACGGTGTGTCCCGCCATTTCCGCCTTGTAGAATTCCGAATACCCTACGGATTTCTTGTCCGCAAAAACGGTCGTCGCGGTTTCTTCCCTCTCGACGGGGAAGCCGTGTTCGTTTGTGCGCTCCGCTTCGTTAGGTTCTTTCAACGCGATCAGCGTTATTTGTTCACTCCACCGCATTGTAATCACCCGCCAAACTCAACGCGCACTTCAAATAATCGTACGCTTTCCGGTAACGTTCGCCGTCGCCGTTGTAGCCGAATTCTGCCTTCGCGTAAAGTATAATCGCCCGTTCGATTAAAGGATCGCCCACGGCTTTCGCGGGCGATCCCTCTTCATCTTCCGGAACGTTAATACCGACAAGGCGAAGATCGGCTTTTGCGGCGGCGATCAAGTCGGTTACTTCTTCGTCGAACGCCGACGCGGTTACGCGTAAAGCCAGCTTTACCTTGTCAAGCATCGTTCAGCCCTCCGATTAAGCAGTAGCCTTTACAAGCTTCACGATTGCTTCGCCGATAGCGGGCTGGCAATCGAAGATCGCGATACCGCTATACTTATAGCTGTTAGTGTTAATATCGTACGCGTTCTTCACGCCGATATTTTCGGCAAGGTTCGCGCATACCTTCTTGAAGTCGCCCAAGAAGGCTTCGTGATCCTTGACGTAATCAGACAGAAGAACGGGATAGCCGTACACGAAGTAATTATTACCCTGTACGGTAACGATGTGGTTCTTGCTGTTATCCTGCAAGGGCATAAAATCGGTGAACAAGGTTTTCTTGCTCATAGAAAACTTTGCGTTACGGTCATAGCCCGCATTCAGAAGTCCGATCAACGCCTGTACGTTTGCGGCGGTAAGGGAAGCAGAAGCGCCCACGGATACGCTATTAGTAGCGCCCCAAGTGTTCGCCTTGTCAATGCCCTTCGGCTGGTTAGTGCCTGTGCCGTTGATAATCAGATCTTCGATCTTGCGAGCGATAGCCTCGGCAAGCATATTCACGATCCAGCTTTCAAATGCCGCAATGCTCATAGTCATAACGGTATCGGAAATCTGAACCAGCTTGATGATCTCATATCCGGTAAGAGTAACGGTGGTGAAGGTATCAGCGGCGGCGGTAATGGCGGCGTTCTCGGCGTGAATAGCCGCGTCGTTATTAGTGCCTTCAACGGCGAACTTTACAGCGCCCTTTACGTGAAGAAGGGTAACTTCGTTCAGCATAGGCGCAAGCGTCTTGATCTTGCTGAT